AATAAGTTGTTTGAGGTTGTTCCTAACATCCCCATAACCTTTAGATTCTAACTCTGTTATAATAGGTTCATAATTGAGAACCATATTCAACAAACGTAACTCCTCAGCCATACCAACATATTCGGCTACGGCATATTGAACTGTAAAGAACTTACTGAAAGCATCCCCCACAATCAATGCACCTTTCGGGCCTTTACGTGGTCTAAGAATACTTTTGTTTTCAAGTAAGGATATACTATATGTTCCTCTACCTTTAACGCGCAACGGCCTATCAACATTCAAATGCCAGTAATTTATTTCATCAGCTAATTTTTCAATGGCTTCAGGGTTAATACGACTATGGGTATAGTTTAATTGGGGAGCTATATATTCTGTTGCTATTTTAACAACAGCATTAGCAAATGCCTTTGCCTTAGGGTTTGCCCTCACCAAATCTAACAACGGTTGAAGTTGTTCTTTGGTAAGAGGACCGGTTTTCTCACCGAAAATTTTTAGACCAGCTTTCTCAATATGACCCATTCCCTCCTCTTGTTGAGCACTCAAATAAATATCAAGTAATTCTGCCATAGACAAACTGAATTTTTTACCATTCAATTCTACAGTATATTGCTTGGTTTTTGGTTTACCAACCAGTTCACGGCCACGTTGAATCAAGGCCAATCGCGGGTCTAACTGTAAGCTCATTTCCGCTAAATCATTTGCTGTAACTCCGGCTTTATCCAGTGCATCTGTAAGCATATCAGTAGCACCCCGGAACACGGATGAAATCCTATGGATACTCCTACGGTAATTGGTGACACCAACTTCTTTTAATACCCCTTCTATTGCCCCACCTATTTTACGAATCAAGTGGGGAATACTTAAGTTATCTATTCCAACACCAATAGCTTTGGCAGTTTTTAACAACCCACGTTTTCGCCTTGGGCCTCTACGAGTTATTATCTTTGGTTTCTTTTTGGTCTTACGTTCCAAATTCTCGACCTCGGCCAGAGCCTTGTCAAAAAACTCCTCGGTTTTAACTTCTCTTGTTCCTATAAACATTGTCTTTTGGTAATCCTCCGGGGGCAACACTCCAGCCTCCCGCGCTTCCCCCTGCAACGCCGTAACTAATGTTTTCATCTCTTTAGGTGTCATCCCTTTCATTGAGGGTTTACCAATCGTTTGCTGCATGAAGTCCCGGCGTTGGACCTCTTTCCACCCCAGTTTTTTGGGGAGTTGGTGACCGAGTTTCAGGAGTTTCCTACGACCCATCCGAGGGGATTTGGGTTTGACTGTTACCCCCTCTACCTCAGCGAAATCAACACCTTCAGCTATCAAATGCTTACGGTCAATAAACTCTTGTGCCATTGCATCCTTACCGGTGAGTTTAAGTTGACCAGCTTTCTCTGCTATATCCCAACCTTCTTGTGGTGATACGAAACGACCAGTATCAGTCACGAACCCAGAACCAGCAGGTATATCAAATTCCTCATTAGTTATAATTCTGCCTGATGCAGCTACGTCCCTAAGAATATTAGCATGGGTAGTGCCTGTCAACATCTCACCTGATTTAAGGCGTATTGCTGAACCAGTCAATTTCTCTGGTTCCTCCCCAACCACCTCTGTTATTTGTGGGGCTTCTGCTTTGGGTAGTACACCAAATGGCTTTCCACCCTGATAGAATCCTACATCAATAAGTTCAAGAGTATGTTCATCTCCCTCTTGAACTTTTTCTAAAAGACTATCATAAGTTGGCCTATTAAACCCTTGAACAAGGTTGTTTAATCTACCAATAGCACGTTTATCTCCTTCTTGTATTTTTTCAATAAGGGCATCATATTGTTCTACTTCTTTTTTAATTTCTGGTAAAACTGGTTGTATGGGGGGTTTAGTTTCTATTCTTTCTACCGGCTTCTCTGCCGTTACCGGGGGTATTTCTACCCCCTCGACCGGAGTTCGGTCAGCCACAGCCCCAGATGGGGCTGGAATGGCCTCTATAGGAGCTACTGGTTCTACATCGGCCCGGCCTTTACCCTTAACAGCCCCGGCCACTCCACCGGCCACGCCCGGTATCAGACCTATCATAAACCCAAGATATGCTTCCTGAGCACGCCTGTCGATGAATCCAGCAACCCCATCAGGAACACTCTTATCATATACCAATTTAGCCGTTATCTCCTGCCACGCCCCCTGTGATAGCTCCTCAAGCCCCTCCTGAGCCGCAATCTTAATAACATCCCATGTAGCATGTCGTAACCCCCGACCAGCTACCTTCTGAACTGTGCGATTCAACAGGGCGTTATATGAACCCTTACCAATTTTGAGTAATCCTTCCAACTGCATCTTCTCAAGAGCAGCAGACACAGAACCATATATGGCATACGTTATGGCCGCATCATCCTCAGATGCCCCATCCTGAATAGCTTGGTCATATGCCTGTTGTCCCTCAGTCACATACATCATCCCCATTGCGAGGTTGGGGTGGCCAGCCAGAGTAAGGATACCAGCATTGACCAAAACAGGCATAGATTCAGCAACGGCTATACCCAATTTATCAGGGCTTATGAGAAGATCAATAAAGTTTTTAGGTGGATCAGATGCCCATTCAGGATGATTTTGTTCGATTATCTTGCGCCCAATCTTATGTAGCTCTGCTGGTTTGTTCAACCAATTGGCTACTTTATCAAAAGTTTGTTCTGAATCGGCCATCTGTTCCCGGAGTATTGCCTGACGTTCCGGGTCAGTTTCTCTGAGCACGGCATTGGCCATATCAAACTGACGAACAAGACCATACTGTTTCACAGCCATCGCAGGGGCGCGTAGAATGGCTTGTCCAACAGCCATTTCACCTTTGGCAACTGCACCCACAGCCCGTTCTGGGAACGAGGCACGGGTTATTGGGGCTTGTTCCCAAGCCGGTCTTTGTTCTGGTTCTACTATCGGTGCTTCTTCCCACTTTTTTGCCATATTAGGGTTTTGTCCTCACATTACCTTGAGGGTCAGTGAACTGTGCCCCACTCGGTAGTTTGTCATAATCGGCATCTGTAGATATACTTGGTAATTTTTGAGCAGCAGCTTTTCGTTTACCAACCAATTCTTTGTACAGCAAAGCAGCACCTACTGGTGACATTGCTTGTAATTTCACCCTAAGGGGAACTTTGGGTTTCAAAGCCTTGGCCATAGGTGATATAGGTTGACCTTGTGCTTTACGGGCTGCGATATTAAGTAGCCGAGTATCATAGGTTCGGGACATAAAAATATCTGGGTCAGTTTTTTTGAGTTGTTTCCACGTTTTAATAGTATGTTTACTACTTGACAAAGCCTGGTCCCATGCCAAATCAAAAGCCTTTTTCTCAGTAGTATTCATATCAGTATCATAGCCATATTTAGCCCTAACGCCGAAATATTGTTCCTTCAATTGTTCTGGGTCAGAATATTTACGACTTCCCTTACCCCACCCCCAGGGATTAACTATTGTTGATTCGGCAGCTTCCCCAAATTCTTTAACATAGGACTTAAACTCGCCGGGCGTAAACCGTCCACGTTGTTCAGTTGGTTGTTTGGGGAACATAGCTTCGACTGTCTCTTGGGGAGCCACCAACTGCATCATAGCCCTTTGCCCCTTAATAACATTAATCTGACCGGATGCCATACCTTGTTTTATATCATCGAGTTGTAATTTGGTTGATATAAATTTGAACTTAGATTCGTCATATTCCTGTTGCATTTGGGCTATGGCTCTGTTGTGAGTTTCTTGTGAGAGACCGTAACCCCTGAGTGTTTTTTCTCTACGTCTATAATATTCCTTGAGTTCGTTTTGGTTCTTATCAAGGATTTTATAGGGGTCAATACCAGATGACCCTTGCCTGATATGTTGTATAGGCATTATATTCTCCTAATTATGCTGCTGCTATAAGACCATGCGTAATCATAGCATCTCGCAATGAATCAATAACTCCATCAGTTGTTACATCACCACTATTAATTGCATCATCACATCTCGCATCTATTACTCTATTACTAACTACTTGAACATCATCTACTTGATAACTTTCGTCTGTAGTAATTACCCCTGCAAACGTAGCAAGTAAATCACTACCAATCTCTAATGCCTGAACTAATCCAGCACCAGTATTAACACTCCATATACCCTTACCAAGCTGGTCATTTGCAACAGCACCATCGTGGGAGGCTTCAAACTGAAAACATGCTGTTTCCGTACCAGCACCATCTTCACGTTTGAAAATTAGTCTTGATTCCCCACCACCATCTGTATCTTCGTGAGTGGAATTATGAAGAGTTAGATAAGGAGTAGTATGAGTCCATTCTGCGAAAGTTTCAGGATTAGGTTCCATGTAGCCGACATTGCCATTGGCCAAAATTCTTACCTTTTCAACTCCCCCAGTTGTAAAAGCTAAAATATCATCAGCAATATTATACAGTCCAGTATTAGGGTCTTGGTTGAATGATATACTGGGATTCGTCACTACACCTCTATTACGCGCTTCCAAAGAATTTGGTTTCATGTCACCATCAGCGGTTACATCACCATTTTCATCTACAATGAATCTTTGAGCATCAACATCCGTTCCAATTTGGAATAATATCTGACCCGGACTTGGACTATCTTGATATATATGTACGTTAGCTAAAGGTGTTGCCGTCCCAAACCCCCATCTCTTATTAACCGTATCAACATTGTCAATAACTGTACCATCGGCACTTTTGACCTGAAAGAAAGTCGTAGAGTCGATTGTTGGTTGTAGTATCACACTATCAGAACCAACTACAGAACCATTAGCTAATTTAATTTCCTCAGAAGAAAATGTCCCACCACTAAAATCAATCCCATAAGTAAATGCTTTATTTCCCGCTGAAAGATTAGTTCCCTTAAAATATATACCAGCATCATAAGCCTGACCATTCCCACCAACAGCCTCATTCTCAATATATATACCATATCCTGTCCCAAACGAACCAGCACCGGCAGCATTTCTGGAATGTCCCCTAACGTGAAGGGTCTTGAGATTGGTAACAGTATCTAATGCCCCCCATTCAGTGCCTATCAACGCACCACGCATCGTAGAGATTGTAGCGGCAGTAGTAGTTGATTTGCCAATAGCTTCAATCAATGCACCTTGGAGCACACCTGCATTGATGCCATCGTTGTTAGCAGCCTGAAGCAATGCCCCCTGTGCTGTTGCTGTAGTATCAGTAGTAACTAACTGTGCTCTGGAACGTATGCCAGTGACATCATAATCATTACCAGAATAGTGAAGTTCAAATCCATGTTGGCGGGTAGATGTGACATCGACAGGACTCGCTTGAGAACCAACAACTAATTTACCAGTAAGGGTTGCACCTGCCCATGTAGGGCTACTCCCCGTGCCAAGTTCCTGACCTATCACCCGACTGGCAAGGTCATTTATGATAAACTCAAGATTGAGCCAATCATGTGCAACTAAACTATATTGTTCTATACCCATTGCTATTAGAATTTCATAGTATTGTATGTACCACCAGGACTGGTTATTGGTCTATTTCTTACATCAAACTCACGCATAAATTGAGATAGTGATTTACGTTGCGTTGCTGCTGTCGCCTTGATTTGTGCCCTTTGCATTGCTTCTTGAGAAGCCCGCGCCTCAGCCCCACCCAGATATGACATATACGGAGCATACACCGGGTCTTGAGTCGTGGCCAATGTTTGTGCCCGTTGGCCGCGCAAACCAGCCAAACTTTGCAATGCTTGAGTCAAAAACTGAGTACGGACATCTTCCACACCGGCAAGACCCTGAGCCAAATCTCTTTTGACCCGCAACCCTGTTCCTGTTGCCAATGACCCACTACTCATCCCAGTTGCCACTTGACTGGACAACGCCTCGGCCTGAGCTTGCCTGGCTTGTTCCTGCAACAACATGGCTTGGCCTTGGCCATATCCACCACCCGGTTGGAACATCTGCACACTTCGTTGTAGGGGTTGTTCAGCACCGGCAAACATCCCCCGTGCTTCTCTTTGAGTACCCAACCACCTTTGCAAAGCTGATTGAGCTACACTTCTACCATAACTTTGTCGTGGATTATAATTAGATGTTTGATATGGTGCTGGTTGCCGCCCAAAATTTATAGATGGAATCCGCGCTCTACCTGATTTATAAAGCATTACTTACTCCTTCCAGACTCTTGTAAATCTGTATCTATTTTTTCCATACTCCAACTTGACGCAACTGAGGTGTTGGATAATTTTATTCCAACTGCCATAGCCTCTACATGTTGTCTAATTGATGGAAGTAATTTATCAACTGCAAATGTTTTTGACACTTTGGGTGATTCACCATCAACAACATTCTTTATTAAGTGCTGGGCTGTAAGACCAGAATACACAGAAGCCGTAATAGAATCAGTATCTATACCAGTCCTGATGGATAACTCATCCAAACTCACTTTAGCTCTTATGTTTTGGCCGACTATTGGCCCTAACAAAACTTCACTCTCTATGGCCGCGTCACCGTCATCAGATTTTTTTGATTCATCCCACTTACGAATATAGCCATCATTGCACCCGGCCAATAAAACTCGCTGGGATTTGACTCTTGAATCAAAATAAGCCAAAATAGTAGGGATATGTGCTTCCTGATATTCTTCAGGGAACACGCCACCTGTTCTCAAGTCCAACCAAAAGATAGCATTCCACTTCCCATCATATTGACTAACTGAAATTTCTATACCATACCTGTCCTTGTCGTATTCCATTGTCACCCTATCGGTGCGCCTATTAAGTCCTAAATTAGAAATTAATTTGGGCAAATGTTCTTTAGTAAGATTGGTGGGTGATTGACCTTCAATTATAGCAGCAGCCGTAAGTCCATATATCCCATCACTACCAACCCAATATAGATTATTTTTGTCATCCCAACAATATGCTGTGTCACTAAAGATACCAGTTGTATCAGACAAGGTAGTAAAAAACCCACCTTTGGCCGGGTCTGCCCGCATCACGAACATATTATTGAGACAGCCAAATACCATAGTATTGCCCTTATAAGGTATCATAGCTATAATCTTATCACCAACCAATCCTGCCTTTTTAGTTGCCTGGCTGTTCTGGGCCGAGGCCACATCATCAACTACCAAAAGAAGGTCAAGGGGGTCATTGATTCGAGTAGCAAACCATTGGTGGGGGTTCTGGATACTGTTCATAAAAATCCTGCCCCAACACAAGGCCATAATATTAGACCCACCATCAGGAAACGTACCAATAGATAATGTCCAGTTTAACCAGTGTGGTGGAGCGACTATCTTGGCGGCATCGGCAGGAGTTACTGTAGCCCCAGAATCGGCTCCGGTTATAAGTTTGGAATGAACAAATTCAGTTGTAGTAGTTCGGTATATCAAACTCCAAGCCGTTGCCCCACTCCCTACGTTCTCATCGAAAATACCAATGGCCCCGGAATCAGCCTGTGTCACTACTTCACCTTGGGTGAACGTGCCGGTGACTGTGCCAACTATACGGGTATTAATGAAATCCAACTTGTGAAATCCGCTATCAGCCTTGGTTGCAGAATACGCTCGTCCATCCGCGAAATAAACCTTCTGGTACGCAGGCTGTATGGCCACCTGGCCTGATGTATCGAGGTCGTTTACCGTGAATCCGTGACCGGAAGCTAACTCTGTTAAAGTCGCCATGTCACTGTCTCCTACACCTCACCAAAATAAATCTTTTTGTGGCCCAAAACCACCACACGGTTTTTCAATCTTCCACCCCCCGTGTACTCGAAGTCATCTATATCTACCCAACCTACTGTTGGTTGCCATACCAAGTCGGGGTCATAATCAGACCTACGAGTGAATATAGTAAAAGGTGATTGTTGTGAAATAAAAGTCCAAGTGTCACCTGTCGTGGTCAACTCAGTTACATCATCATAAGTATCAACACGCCATTCGTAAATAGAATAATAAGCCAACAAATCCTGTATGGCACTTGGAATAGTCAACTCTGTCTCGTAGGTGTTATCTATATGTGTCCAACTGTCACCAGATAATCTATAATATACTTTATACTGAATAGCCATTAAGCTGGTGCTTCCCACTGTAATTTTTTAAGTTTCTCTATTCCTGTTATTTTTATATCTTCTTGGTCATCTGTTGGTGTTGGGTTTTGGGCTTTTCCTGGTGCAGCAACTGTGAACCACCAATCATTACCTGTCCTTGTTCCATTCTCATTAATAGGGTCTATTCTCCAATAACAAGTATCTGTAAACAACGCCCTTTGCACATCACTAAGTACAATTGACACACTACTTTGGGCGCTTGATATTAAAGTAAGATTATCTACCGCGTCCCCCACATAAACATTATAGGTATCAGCAGCACCACCATCTTCCCAGGATAGTGTCAAACCAGAAAAATCAATTTCTGTTGCTGTGTCTGCCGGTGTTGGGTTCTTTGGGAGGGGAGTATTCCCCTCATTAAGAGTAAAACTATGTGCGGTACTATAACTCCATTCTTCTTCTCCTGGTTTTTTGAATTTGAAATGCCAACTATATACCCCAGCAGACATTGAAGGCATATATACGCTTCTAAATATTTTAGTTGCATCGTGATTATACCAAGAACTTGACCACTCTGTTTCACCCCCACCACCAATACTCCAAACTAAATAAAAAGTGTCTCCCACATCTATATCTACACCATCATCATAATATTGAACCCAACTAAGATTTCCATAATCGTCACGATAATGTTCTGAACCTTCTGTTGGTGTTTGAGTTGTTTCTACCCAAGCCATACCTACCCCGTTCCGAAATAAACTTCACCTTCTTCGCCAACAGCAACCAGATACTCAGCAAACGCCCCTGGGATGGTCACACGACCACTCCCCCAGGTTTCACTTTCTTCGTCCCAGTATTTGTCTGCATCATAATCAACAGGTCTATCCCCCGGCCAACCAATAGATGCGCCAGTATAAGCACTAACATTAGGGTTATCATCCGAGTCCCAAATTGGGTCATTGTGTGCAACTAAAGTATTACTATTTGCTAATTCGTTACCATTTGATTTTAATGGCCAATAGGCTTCTAAACTTGCAAGTTCAACATCCTGTGGATTGGTTCCGCCCGCAAGGGAAACAATTTGTGCATCACTTAAATCTGTTGACCAAATACTAACGTGGGCTATTTTACCACCAAAATATGCACTGGTTACTGTTTTATATGTTCCAATTAATATTTGGTCAAACAAAGAAAAATTAACATTCTGATTGTCTGTATTTACAATCTTACCTCCACCATTTATATATACCCTCCTGTCCGTAGAACTATAAAAAACACAGGCAATATGTGTCCAAACACCTTTAGAATATCCATTTGAACTTCTCGCACGCTTCCACGCTGTAGCATATTCCAAAGCTGCAACAGGATCGCCAGCAACAGCACCCGCCAACCAACTTGACAAAAACTCATTAGAGTTATTAGTAATAGAAAATATACCCTGATAATTGTCCAAATCAAAACTTTTAACCCACGCCGTTATTGTAATTGGTTTTGTAGTTACACCTACTGTAGTAGTTTTCAAATATTGTTCTAAACTTCTATTAAGAATAACAGACATTACGCTGGCTCGATATAAGTAACTGCAACTGTCGCTATCTTCAACACAGGGTGTGCCCCACCAATCTGAGTATCATAAGCCTTAACAAACCCCGGTCTCTGACCACCCCGACCACGTTCTTCTTCGACATCAAAAGCACGCACATTCTTCGCATGGGGAGTAGTCATAGGTGGTTGTTTCTCGGTGGATAATCCCTGGTGAAGCCCGGCCATTGGGAAGGGTATTTCAGCCATCATATTTCTCCCAAAATTGGGCCACGCCAAGGGGTCAGACGTGGCCCACAAAAACTGTGCACAGGATATTAACTCGTTACTGAACCAATAACACTCCAACTTGCGGCGCTTGTAAACGTAGTTTCTATATTTACATAAACTTTACCAGTAGAAGTGTTTATAAGTATGCAACCAGGGGCATAAGTGCTTGCAGTTGTCGGTTGACTCGTACCATAGCACAATAGAATACCATCCTCAGTTTTATAAATTATTTTTGGTACAGTTACTCCTGCCGGAGCAGCAATCATATTTTCGTGTTCCCAACCTTCGTATGCCATTATGTTTTCTCCTTTTAAGTACAGGTTGTTTTAGTTACTTCATTCCACGTTCTCATTTGCGGTTGGCGTTTACCAACCTTAGTAAACATTATACTACGGGCATCAGCCTCGTATGCTTTAGGGAGTGCCTTCTGAATATATCGTTCAATATGACCCCCCTGTATATTCTTGAAAAACTGTTCGGCTTCGGACAAACAAGAAGCCTTTACTACCTCGTCAAACTTGATACCGGCGGGGTGTAAATTATTCAAAGGTTGTATGACATAGATACTATCGGCAGCCGGGTCAGCCCCACCCAACCAGTCAGCTACGGTAATCGTACCAAGTGCAATAGTATAAGCTGATACTATCCCATAACTCCCCCGACCAGTACCATCAATGATGTCAATTCTCCAACCAACGAAATAGTCATCTGGCTCGTCCCGCGTGGCATCCACTAAAGTTGTTTCAGAAGTCGAATCAGCAACTCCGGTTTCCATATCAATACCATCAAATACCAACACATACGGAAACTCCAACACATCGACCTGAACTGGGTCGGGGTAAAGAATCAGTTCATACCGCCGTTTGGGACCAAGAGAACTCGATGCTGGTTCAAAAGGCCGAACAGCAGCCATAAACGGATGGCCTGTGCTTTCATTACCTTGACGTTGTGCTCTTATAACGCTTTCTGGAACCCACTCTATTTTTTGTGAATGAGTTACACCCTTGTAGTATCTTATTAACCCATTGACTTCCCCACCGAAATTCTCTGGTAGTGGATAACGTGCTATGTCACCACCTACAGTTTCATACTGAGTGACAGCAAATGTACTTCCTGCGGTTGGGTTAGTTCCAGCAGCATTACCATATTCATCAAACCAATCACCAACTGTTATCGTTCCATTAGATGAAGTAAACCCGGTTATGGGCGCATAACTCCCTATACCTGTACCTGCTGTAATATAACAATAGTAACCAATCAGAATTTTGTAAGGAGATATTCCAAAGGTACTATCCGTATCTGGGTTAGTCCCACCAGGTTTTCCACCTGCTGTAAGCCAATCTGCAACTGTTATCGTACCCGTTGCGGCTGCATAACCAGTTATAGGTGCATAGCTACCAGCACCAGTTTCAGCGATTATATAACAGTAATAACCAACCAACTCATCATCTGTGTCATAAGTTGCAAACAAAGTAGCGTCCACAAGCGTGGTGGCAGACGCAGAATCCGCCGTCCCAGACGTAGTAGATAAAGTAGCATCCACAAGTGTGGTATCGGATGAAGAATCAACAGTACCCTCAACCTTAGTTCCAGTTATATTAACCTGAAGAATCCGCTTGCGCCATTGCCATCCCGTTGTGGGAGCATCGGCCTCAAACTGACGTATGCCATCGTTGATGACCTGTTTTACATCTTCGAGATCATCTTTATCAACCGGAGGCATCGCACGGCCAGTAGCATTCACACCACGATAAGCAGTACCGGCTTCTTTAGCTATCCTTGTTGCAAGATTTAGGACACTTAGTTGGCTTGTCGGTTCTGACATCTTTTTTTTCCTTAGCCCCTTCTTCTTCAAAATAATCCATACAAACCGCTTGGACAAGTTTAATATCGTTTACCAAAGTAATATGAGCTTGTCTTGGCATGTTCAATGACGCTAAATTACCATCAATTTCCGCAATGGCTTTTTGTACTTGTTCTTTGTTAAACATTTGGTTTCCCCTTTCTGGTTAAATTTCAATAAAATCTCTGGGGACATATCCTCGTCCCCAGAGATAACAAAAACAGATTAGCCTTCAAGCTGTAACATAATCACAGTTGCACCATTATCGGCGTTGTTATTGTCCATGATATAACCGGCCCTTTGTCCTATGTCACCAGCACCAGCAGTACGATGCTCAAGATTACCGTCATAACGAAACACAACATCTCGATGATACTGGGTTTTACCAACTTCAGAACCATACAAGGATGCTGAAATCTGTCCGGCAGTCTGCTCCCAGTGATATAACCCGGACTCACTAACGGGGGCTGCGGCATAACCAACAAAACCAACATCACCAGGATATGTACCTATCTGAGCACCCTGTACCGCACTATATGGTGACGGCATACAATACCCATAAGCTACACCAGAAGATAAAGTTGTAACAAGTGGGCTATCTAAGTAAATAACACAAGTACCAGAAGCAACACCAGCAGTATTACCAGTTATAAGCCTCATCTGTTGTGTGTCATTATTAGTGCCACTGCTTATATTCAAAGAAATAAGCCCACCACGCAAAGCATCTTTAGCAATATCTCTGGTTGATGGGAGAGTCATAGTAACTGACATATCCCCAACCTCAGAAGTAGCTGCTAAAACTGACCAGTCAATACCAACATCACCAGCACCAGTACCAATTGAATTGGTAAAGATATTAGCAATAAATGTGTCACACTGTCCGGCAGATAAACAATAACGGAACTTACGGCCATCTGGTGTTATACACAGGTCGCCGATATTCCATTTGGGGTCTTTTACCGAAGAAACTCGGTAGATATGTTCCCAACCGGGAGCATCTATACTATTAACCAAACCAATACCCCCAAGAAATTCAGTTCTTGATTTACCTTTACTCATATTTTTTCTCCTTATTACGAAATTACAAAACTACGAAATTACTAAGTTGTGTGTAAAACGTGACCGCACTTACGGACGTTCTCAACGAGAACATTATGTGCGCCATCCACAAACGATGTGAACGTGGTATGCTGCCGTCTGTCAACCATAGGCGGTTTTCGATTCATCCAATAACCATCATGGACAATCGGCTTGAACCAGGCAAGGTCAAACGTATAGAGTGGGTCATAGGTTGCATCATCCAGTGTATCTAACGGCACTACCGGGACACGATTAATTCTCACCAAGTCACCATCCACAACCAGCAACCCACCAAGGGCTTCTTTCTTAGTCGAAACGTGATGGTCATCCTTGCGGTCAACGAGTGACATAATTTCCAACACAGTATCCGTGCCAGCTACGGCCATCATCTTAGACGCACGTTCTTTCATTAGGGGTGTATCAAGAATAATAGGTACACGAAACATAGTTTTAATACAAGCCTTACGATATGCGGTCAAGAACGCATTGTTTATAGCTGTGTACGGCGCACAATAACTACGCCACTTCTCCTCGATAGCCGCATCAATACCAGCACAGATTGTACCTGTACTCCCACCAGTATAACTTATGGTTGTCCCATTGAAACCAGCCGTAGTGTTGATGGTTCCAGCCGAATTAAGAACACGCAGATAATACGGCAGGGTAAACGGCGTGGTCTTGTCTGTAGCCGAGGCCGGAGCAGTAATCATCGTGGTTTCAATCAAATCCGCAAGGTCAATAATTGACTTGTCCTTACGGGTTTGTACGAGATTGACATAACCCTTCTTAGAATTTTTCTGCTGCACAATTTCAAATTCATCCCAAGAAGCATTTGTTCCGATTAACGCCCAGTGAACATCTATTGTATGAATACTGTCACCAAACTTCGGTTCATCAGTATCAAACATAGTACGGTAACGAGCATTACCGGAAGTATCAAACGAAACTTTACGCTGAATACTTGTACCACCATCTATTTGAATATTCTTTTCCTGAAACAACGAAGTCCAAAAATACTCGTTATGGTCAAGGGCATATTCAAGTTCCTGGTCTGGCAGATCAGCCAGTGTGGTTGCAAGTAAGTCAGCAATATCTTCAGGTCTGTAACCCATAATTTATCTCCTATCCAAATACTTTTTGCAAATCCTGTCCAGCCTTGGCCTCTATCTCAGTTTTGGTTTTAGTTCCAGAACCGGCAACCTTGGTCGAGCTATTAGGTTCAAAGGTTATGCTTTTGGCCCGCTTAACAGCCTTTGCTTTAATTTGTTTCCTTATTGTTTGCTCCCGCACGCCCTCCGTGACAAGCAGGTGAGCACGTTCAAATGCCTCATCCATTGGCATGGGGGCATAATTTGGATTATCTCCATACGTTTTTTCATGCCCTACTAAAATAAGATTAGCCTGTTCTACGAGTGACCAACGCTTCTTAATCTGACCTTGTGTAAGGTTATCCCAGTCCTTAGAATCTTTTTCAACCTTACCATACACATCTTCATATTCCGCAACATCAGGGCGGTTGAAAAAACCATCAATCTGTTGTACTATAGCAGCGTCTTCCTGAGCCTGGGCATTGTCCACTTTCAATTCGTTCAAAGAACCAGATGAACGAAGTGTTTCCACTTCGTTAGTCAAGTTGTCGTTTTGTTCCACAACCTGTTTCAAAATCCCTACGATTGGGTCGTTCTCATATTCTTTTTCCAACGCTGTGAAGTCAATCGTTTTCTTTTCGGGTTTCGATTCTGGTTTTGATTCTGGTTTAGACTCTATTTTAGATTTTGGTTCTTTCGTTACTTGGGCTTTACCAAGTTCAGAAAACTTCTTTGAAAGGTCGTTGGTGCTCTCTAAGAATTTAGCACAAGTCTTTTTTGCCAACACGGGATTAACTTTTGCTAATTCCTTTATGTCCTCCTCTGACCACTTACAATGTATAGCCGCCCGTATTTCGGCCTGAGTAAGTTTGGATTCGTCACCTGCTGGTTCCGATTCGGGTTCGCCATCAACTTTACCTGCTGGTTCCGGTTCTGATTCCGGCTCAGGTTCGGGTTCTGGCTCTGATTTCGGCTCAGGTTCCGGCTGAGGGTCGGGTTCTGGTTCCGGTTCTGGGGTAGGTTCGGGTTCTGGTTCCAGTTCGGATTCAGGGTTAGGTTCGTCACCAAACACTTTTTCTAATTGGGTTTCGGCTTTTCCTTCAACTTGTTCGAGTTGTTCTCTTTGTTCTTTGTCCATTTTCTTTTCCTTCCATTAAAAGGGTAAGTGATAATTTTAACTATCAGTTGCTTTTAAGGAAAACTACGCAATTCGTTTCCCCTTTGGTTTTGTCTTTTGCTTTTTTTTATAAAATCCGCATCGCTCAGCATAACGTTCTTGCTGCTTAGAACTGGTAAATCGCGGTCTACCATCTGGTAAAACATCTATATTAGGAAAAAGTCTTTTGTGTTCTGATATTTGGTCAGGATTGATGGCGAGAGAATCGGATATATGTTCATAGTCACCATTTGATATTCCTATACCACTCAAGTCCCAACGCATATCTTGGTTTTTACAATTTGGACACCTGTGCATACATTTGGTATTGGTGTCCTTTACTACAAAACCACAGCTATCGCAAACAAAAGAATGAATCATTTTTGCCCCAGTAATTTTTTCGTTTCCTCTTTCTTAAGGTGTTCTCTACCAGCAGGACTATGATACTTCTTAGCGATATATCCGGTAGCACCCATTTTGAGTTTCTCAATCCAACCTGGTTTTTGTTTGGCCTTGGCTTTTCTGGCAGCAGCATCGGCTTTTCGTACTCTTGCCCTTGATTCAACTGTCAATTGCATAGCTTTTTTCATAGCTTTGTCATCAGTCATACCAGGATTCTTACGTTTTAGTGCATTGAAATTATTTATTACACTTGCCATCAATAAACTCCCTCGTTCATAGATTGACTCATTGCAGCAGTTTCTTGACTCTGCTGGTTAAAATCTTGTCCCGGTGTTGATACAGGTCTGGCCATCGGGTTGCCCTTGTTTTGTTTAGTTCCTTCTACCGAATTACCCCCGGCCTTGCCTGAGTTCTGGGGACCAAGTGACATCATAATCTCCATTTTACTCTGCCACTCCGGGTCAAGGAATATGTCCTCAACTATATCACTAATACCCATCTCAAAAGCTATCTGTGTTAAATACCTTTGAATATTAAACTGTTGACCCATCTGCATCATAGCCAAAGCTGTCTGGGCCGCACCTGGTATTATATTAACAGTGAACTCTATTATCCTTTTTGACCGCACCATCGGGTCTAATGGAGTCATAGACCGGGCTACTATCTTAAACGTATAATCAAGGAAGTCACCCATACGCTGTTCAGGTGTTAATTCTAATTGAACTTCCTCACCACCAGTTTCACGTTTTGTTAAAGGCAATTGAATAAACGGGTCTGTGTGTAGATACCAGGCAATTCTACGCTGAACTTCTGCGGTTTGGTCAGATACTATGTCCCGCATATCTTCAATACCAATTGAGGCGTTACCCTGCAATGCCTGTACTGCTGTAGCCGTTGTACCCTTTCCACCCGGTATGCTCTGGCCTGATATGAGTTCCGGGTTCCCAGCCATCATATTGTAAATCGTGTATAATTCCTGTAGAAATCGCTCGTTCTTTTCATTCTGACCACCAATGGAAATTTGGTTTATACCCTTGGGGTCCATAGTTGCTATAGAATCACCGGATATGGCTTCCTTAATTTGGTCAACAGTATCAACCTGGGCAGGAGTATGAAACGTCAAATCCTTCTGGGCCTTAAACTGTATAGCCATTTTTTCAAAACACTCGTTGGCTATTTTAGCCAGTTCGTACCAAACACTAACAGGTGGAACCGGGAACGGGTTCTCATCTACCGGGGGAGAGAATGATAAGAATGTATATGGGCCTTCTTTCGGGCCATTGAACTCGGTTATCCGTAAAAATTTCCCACTTCGTTTCTTGGTAGGGTCGCCCAGCATAACAACCGATTCTATTTCCGGCACATACATCTGTACCACATCAACTTCGTCCTGAAGTTTAACCATTGCACCCTTGGCCTCGGTTGAAATTGACATACCAGAAAGTTTATCAGTGATATTAGTTGGAGAAGATGGTAAATCCTTCACAACATCGTGGTCAAACCCGTCAGTGTCCAATAGTGTTTGGCGTGGGACTGTCACCCTATCCCACAAACACTTGGCTTGATTAATGTTGGTACAAGTTGGATCAAATCCAAAATTACCAAGACTAACATTACGGGCATATACTTGACCGTTATCGACCATTATATCATCAAAGTTCAACAACTCACCTGTTGCTTTGATACCGGTACGCATTATGCCCCAACCAAACATGGCGTTGGTTATCCAAGCTCTTAGCTCTTGTTTGAGTTTGATTTGTCTTGCTGTTGCATCTAAACCCATTCCAAGTAATTCAGCATATTGTTTATATTTTATATATGGGGTTAGAACATGAGTTATGGGATTCTGCATAACCAAATTGGGGACGTAAGCGCGTATAGTGCTAAAAACCAAATTGAGTGGTTCAGTACAAGTCCCTTTCTCCATTTGATAATACACTGGGACATATGATTTGAACATCCTGGCTGTGACTTTTCTAAAATGCTCCATTCTTTTGAAGCCTAAAATCACAATCTGTTCAATCTGTTCCGGTTGTACTGATTTAGCCATTAACAAACCCCTGTAAAATCAAATTTTCGAGATGTTTGTAATCTTTTTTGCCACCTATTCTTGATATGTGAAAGGAAGCGAAATCCAGCCGAATTTACCGGGGGCGATTTCTTATCAAACTTCGGCTTTGGTATTTCAGAATCATTTAGGGTAAGTGCATCCGCCATGACCCTATCACCATGTGTTTTCTTAGCGGATGCGCTTTCCTGCATCATAAAAGCCGGGCCAATACCACCACCCACCAAATGCACATAAGTCCGGGCTTCTTCCAGAGCCAGTTCAGAACGATTTACAAATTCACCATAGGCAAGTGCTTTATCATAAGCCGACAATAATTCATATTTACTCTGCCTGCTCGTTTGAAAACCGTACTGTTGTGTTTTCTTATCAGTTGTTTTGCCAGGGGCTTCATTCCTATAAAAATACGGATAAAAACATTTCTTGACTATAATCCTACCGAAGTCCCAGCCCGGCCCGTTATTCTCCCATTTCAAAAATGGTAATTGGAAGGGTTTAGCACCACCAAACCAAATGGCTATTGCTATAACTACGGAAGCAAAATCATAAGGTGGGTATGTGGCATCAGCCCACTCACCTACTTTTTCCGTAGTTTCCTTACACTTAATTGACACAACCGAATTAGATGCCCCCTGTCCTTTACCAACATCAATACCAAAAATATAACTTTTGGTTTGGTCTGGTCTACCATTGATTAAGTCGCACCACAAACTCAAAGGCCCACTTGGTGTTTCTCTGGTCCTTAACATAAGTTGTTCTTTGTGTTTTATAATGTGGGCCAATTCATCATATCCCAAATGTTTCTTCCAATTAATATCCCACTTTGATTTGGGGTATCGAGCATACATGGCAATATGGTTATCAATATTTTGGTCCAGGAAAAATGACAATCCTGGTTCTGTATCTTCACGCAAAACTTCAGTGGCCATATATTTGGGGCCACGCGCTTTTTCTTCTTTATCAAACCAAGGCGAGCGAATCTCCCACTTACCAGTATTGGTTTGTTTGACATATCTACCAGCACCTTTTTGAGGGTGTTCCCAAAATGGCATAATAAAAACTTTAATGGTTTTGTCACTACGCCACTTATTATACTCGCTTCCTGGAACAGATGTTGAGTTGACTATACGAACTAACGCGGCATCACGGGATGACATGCGCATGGCCGCGCCATTCTGCACCGCGCCAAACTCGTCAAGAAGACAAAGCAAACGTCTATCACCCCTTGCGGCGTGTTTGGTTGTGGACTCACCATCAATGGTACAATTAGTAAGGGGGTTATGCCATTGCATGTGCCGTCTATTGGCCTGACCAAGGAAACAATCCGGAGGGCGCATCCATTCTGGAAGCCAGGAATGGATATAGTCTAATTTCTGAAAAAGTGCTTTCATATTACCGGGTTTATCTACATAATCTTCATTACGACTCATAAACAAAGATTCTGTTTTCTTTTGCCTAAACAGGGTAATCCAATCAAAAAAATTAATACAACACCAACTACCACCCATATCGCGGGCTTTATCAATGAGTATATCTTCTGCACCACCACTTTCTGCATTTTCAATACAATTCTCAAAACTCGAATGTAACTTGTCCTGAATTGGCCAAGTAATCATAGGTTGATCTGGGTGTTTAGATTCAATACGTTGACCAATCTCGTCCACATCAAATTGGTGGTAGGTCATACAGAAAGCGTTGATGTAAAACAACTGTGATGCTACACATGCAGCAAGTAGATCATCCTGCATCCCCATGTCTTTCTCAGCCTTCTCCAACAAGTCCATTCGCCACCTAAGATTGGCATCAGGTCTTTTTGGGACTACCAGTCCTGTTTTTGGGCACGTCCACTGGTCTGGTTGGTCCGGGAACGGTGTCGGAAGGCTCGGTTTTATTTTCGGTCGGTTCATCTGGTTTCGATTTTGGTTTTGGTATAGTGCGCAAAACTTCACGACTCAATTCACTAAGGTCATTAGGACAAAACTTATTGGGGATTGTAAAAACCCCATCTTTATCCAAACCAATTAAAATGACTTTGGTGAAGTTACATCTTCCACAACTTAGTTCTATTTTCAATTCATTTTTCAATTCGTTACTCATTTTGGTTCCCCTTACTCTTACTCACTCCGGACCGCTTCGGACCCAACCTATCATTCAAACGCCTACTCACCGAGCTATTAAAAGACCCAGGTTTGTGGCCCTTGGGTCCAGTTCCTACAACTTCCATCGGGGCTTTACCTTCTGTGAACTCACGTATTATTTTTGCCACTCTATGATCTGGTTTATGGTACACCTTAACTACCTGCCCATCAACGTCTTTAATTTCCTCCACCCCACCAAGAGCCAACAAGTACATCTTACGAGCCAGGGCTTCGGCCCGTGTCACGGTCTTGGCCTGGCCATCAATACAGATGGTGACTTCCTCCTCGCCGATTTGATTGAGGAAAGCTGTTAGTGCGCTTTTGGCTTCTGTTTGGCCTGCCATTTTTTACTCTGTACAGAATTACATCTTTTACAACGATATAACAATTTGGTAGCTTCAAATTTATAACTTCTAACACTAAAAACAAAACAAGCCACCCTACCACATGCAGTTATTGTACCATCATTCTCATGTAAATGTATCTTACGCCAAGGTTTTTTCATTATCCTATCCCCCTATCCTAAACCTCTTACCTAACTTAGCCCGTTTAACCTTAGTCACCAGCCGATTCAAAGCCTTACCCGCAGCCTTCTCTGGCAAACCCTGTTCAGTTTGCCCACCCAACATCTCTGCAGCCTTGGCCTTGGTAAGACTACCCCGTTCCGGTATCGTTCCTTCGGAAATTCCCTTGAACAGCCTAAACTGACTTTTTGACGTTGCTTTACCCGGCATTAGAGTATAGACCTTTCGTTATTCTCTTACTGTATCGATATACAAAACAGCCGGATTCAACGTAGTCGCTATAAACAAAAATCTCGTATGCCCATGTGTGTTCAAAGATAACTGTGCAATTCCATTAGCCCCATCACTAACTTCTACTATATCATCAACCCACTTTTCATTTGAGACGCCTATAGTGTCAATAAATAAATATGTTCCGTCAGTCTGAGTACCGGTAGTTAGTGTCAATGTGGCTATACGCGTGTAATGATCGCGAGTACCACGCATAGCATACAAATTGACTACAGTAGTCTGACCATCAGTTCCTCCTCGGAATCGGAAGTTATGGGCTACTGCCCCATTTTCTACGCGGAGCAAGGCAATACCAGTAGAAGTCAGGGCGTGGACGGTATCTGCACTTTTATCAGTCGTTAAGGCTGCTTGCACGGTAGTCAGATTGCCTATGTTATACCAATCCATCTGACTTACATGAACTTCAGAATATTCCATCGTTTTTCCTTATCAATAATTGTTTATGCGTCTATTTCAACACCAAAAATATATGTTGGCCTTCTAAGTGAAAAACCAGAACTGGTCATGGCCGTGATCCATTTTTTCGCAGTGAACCTACCGTAAACCTCTTGAAACCCAGAATTTATATTAGCATTACCACACATAAAAACTTGTCGTGACAGCGTAGAGTTCACAGATGTGCTCTCACCGATTATGCCGTTGTTAGTAGCATAGTCTGTCCAATAAGATATAGCACCTGCAATATAAACCTTATCAGCCGGTACATCATAATCAACCCAACTCGAACCATTCCACTCATGAAATGTTTTCATTGCGGATTTGGTAGGGTCATCAGTGCATATTAGCGTTTTCAACTTCGTATAATCCTCGCAAATATATCCGCCGATGTCAAACTGTACAATAAGTTCATCTGTAATCGCGCCATCTTCGTCTACCGTAACCTCGATACCATACAGCATAGTGGGGGTTCTAAGTGAATAATTGCCTGTAGATTCAGCGTTCACATACTTACCGGCAGTAAACACACCAGGACAAGAAGCGTTACCACCACCAATCTGACCATTACCAAAACACATCTGATCATGAGTAATCTGTCCATTCAGGGCTATACCTTCACCAATTCGTCCTCTATTGTACCCATGATCGAGATAATAACTAACCTTACCAGCCAGAAATACCTTATTCGCAGGAACCGTATATACTGCACCATCCGCAGTATCATACATCGACTTAGCAGACGAATCGGTCGCATCGGCAGGTAGGTACAAAGTTTTAGCATAAGACATATCGGATACGATAAGAGAGCCAATATGATGCTGAGTTGCTTGGGTTACTTCGCTTAAAACTGTTTCCAGAGTTACATAATCAAGGTCACCGATATTCTGAAGTGTCAATAGGTCATCAGGCAGTTCGGGCACTGAGGTTATTGCATCCTCACCACCAATCGTCAATGTATTAACGATTTCAAGATTATTGAGTTTACCTAATCGTAAATACGGAAAGCCTATCATCTGTTTTCTCCTATTTCTTTGGTTTCTCTAATCTGTAACCTAAGCGCCACAATAGACGAGCAATGTCCCTGGCGGTTTGCTCGACCTTATCCTCTGTTTTGGCCCAATAACAAGCGTGCAAGGCTTCATGTATGCAAGTCTCTAACCCCCTCCTGGTATTCATATCAGCAAAAATACGTAAAGTCCGACCATTTCCTATCGGAGAATCACATAGCCCGTCTATTTTTTCTTTGTTGGGATCATAAACCTTGATGTCATATTTAACTCCACTAAACGTATTAGTTCTTACTGGTCTCATATCAATTAAGGCTCTTGATATGCAATGGAATAGAAGCCACAACGTGCTTATCTGGTTCTACAATATATTTTTTATGGTCTATGCCATCATCTATACAGATAACATAAATGTCCCGCTGGCCAATCAATATGTAATCGTCTATTGGCAGTTCTCTTTGGCAAAAATACAATACTATATCCCCAGGTTTAACAAATATCTTGAGATCATCAGCACCATCACCAACTTCAATAACCTTCCCCTTCTTGATTTTATCAACAGCAGTCTGGGGTAGTACGATACCACCAGATGTATGGTCATCCATTACCATCTTTTCGAGCAAAATTCCATCGCCAATCGGTTTATATTTCATAATCGTTTCCCCTTATCAAAGTCCTGTTCCTATTACTGAATAAAACTGACGTGGCTACTGCCTAAACGGGACGCACCCGACCGTCAGTTACCGATTATGCCTCATTCTCTCGTCCTTTCGTTGGCTTACTCAGCCGATAATGTTTAGCGATTAATGAAGCCTCTCTATATTACCTCGGAATATACCCCAAAACATACCATAAAATTAGAGAAAAATAAAAAATATTAGCTATTTTAGTAAGTTTTTTCAATGGTAACCACTATAACCGTTACAACTGTCATAATCACTACTCTAAAATACCGTATATACTATTTATAGCGATATGGGTGGTTATGAGTATTGTAACGGTTATATGTTTTGTATCGTTAGGTTAAAAATTCTGAGTGTGTGGGGTGGGTCTGAGAAAGGAACCCAGGGACTCCCACCGGTCTCGACCGAGGGTACTACCCCCCATACCTCATACTGCCTGGCTCAGAGCATAGCCGAGAAGGGGCCTGGCATTGCGCACAGTGGACGAACGCCATCCAACCCATACCAAACTACCCCCAATCCAGCACAGGACATGTGGGGGCCTTATCCAATACCCTACTAAAACGATAGGAATAGGGGGTTATAGGGTCTCAACGCCCTATAACACGAATACATTAGTGCATACTATATAACATTAGTTGGTACACCATTTTGAATTACCCCTTAGAAAACGCAATACTACCCATACCACTATTACTACTATACTACTTTTACTACTAACACTACTAATACTACTATTACTACTTTTTACTTTTCTACCGTATAAGTTAGAATAGAGTAATAACTAATGTTATATAATATACTTTAGTGTGTCATACGCTAAGTTATGGGTTTTACCATAGGTTAGTATGTTCCCATTAGTGTCATTTTGCCATGAATCGGCCTCGGTTAAACATGATTTGACTACACACTACCCATACTACTATTACTACTTTTTTTGTCCTCTGATATTTTATACTTGACATGTATTGGATTATATGTTATATTACTATTACTACTAATACTACTTTTAATGAAGGGATATGATATGACACTCGCAAAAAGAAAACGTAATGAATTATTAACCCAACAAAAGGAATGTTGTAAACTATGTGGCTACCATTTTTCTCGTAATCTACATAGCTGTTATGATGAGGACACCAACACTCTTGTTTGTCGTTTGTGTCTAATGCTTTTGAAGTCTATACGCAAAAGCGTTATTAAAGGTGTGAACGTGGTCAAGGTTATGGAATATGACATAAATAACCAAATCCCGGTTTGACAATTCGGATACTGGCCTGGTCCGAACATTAACATTGTTCATAAATTATCACTGATATTTTATTTTTTACTTGCATTGCTGGACAGGATATGTTATACTTTACATAGTGAATTGGAGGTTTTCAGTTTTTTGGAGATTTGAAAATGATAGTAGAAATCAGAGAACATCAAGAGCTTCTACATGAGATTAAAGATGTTTTGGAAATTACACATTTTGAATCGGATGAATTGCAGGAGCTTTGCGATAATCTTGGATGTGCCGATTTTCAGATAATACTTGAAGGCTCGGAATATCGTTTTATTGACGAAAGCGAAATTGAGGATATTTATGCTGAATCTATCCGAGAATTGTTTAATAGTTGTTATAATCTGAATGATATACCGGATGTTCTCCTTTGTCATATTGACTGGGATGGCGTTATACGGGATTGTATGATAGACGGTTATGGACACCATTTTTCAAGTTACGACAGCTATGAATACAATGCTGGACAATACTATATTTTCCGTACTAATTGAGGGGGATGTGAAAATGATTAGGTTGCTATTTGACGAAAACTGGCGGGCGATTGTATTTTTAGCTTTTTTAACATATATAGCACTTTGTTGAGGAGGGTAAAATGAATATAGAGGAACGTAAACGTAGAATATATAGTCATCTTATTGGGATTTATAACCTATCTCCTAAATCAAAAGAGCCATATTTTAGTAAAGCTCCTTGTGAGTGTTGCAAGTCTGAGCTTGCAGGGGATAGATATGAGTTCACAGGTCGCGTTGGAGTAGAACATGGAGGCACTTCTGGGTATGTAAATCTAAAAGAAAAAGTCGATTTGTCATGTTGTGTTGATTGTTTCTTATGGCTATTTTCTTGCGGAAATTAGAATGAAACTGTCGAAAAAAGACATAGACACAATGGCGGAGAAGTTGACGGATAAGCTGTTGTGTACGGCTGGATTGAAAAACGCAAAAAAGATTGTTGCACAAGTGAAATATAATTTAGTGGCGGAATATGAGAGGAGGAAAAACTTATGAAAATATACTACAAATTGACAGATCAAAATTTGAAAACCTATAATGGTTTTCAATGGGTAATGGGAGAATGGCAAAAAGCTATCGGAGATATATCACAGGGTTTATGTTCGAATGCTTGGTTGCATTGTTATGATAGTCCTTTGTTAGCCATATTACATAATCCTATTTGTGGTAATATTAAAAATCCTCGATTGTTTGAAGTAGAAGTCGATGGGAAGATGAAAGATGGCAAAGGAATAAAACGGGGTTTTCGGCGAATGAGATTACTTAAAGAAATCCCCTTACCAACAATTACAACAACACAACGAAGAGCATACGGGATACTGTGTGCCAGAGAAGTTTATAAAAAGAAAATGTGGAATGAATGGGCGGATAATTGGTTAAACGGAAAAAACAGATATGATAATGCTGCCGCTTATGCTGCTGCTTATGCTTATGCTGATGTTGCTGATATTGATAATGCTGCCGCTTATGCTGATGTTGCTGATATTGATAATGCTGCCGCTTATGCTGCTGCTTATGCTGCTTATACTGCTGATGTTGCTGCTGATGTTGCTGCTGCTGCTTATGCTGCTTATACTGCTGATGTTGCTGCCGCTTATGCTGCTGCTGATGCTGCCGCTTATGCTGCTGCTGATGATAAACAATTAGATTTGCCTAAAATAGCCGAACAAGCAATAAAAGAATTTTGAGGAGGAAAAATTTATGAATGCGATTGACATGATTGAATATAGAGGGTATAACATCAAGATTTATGCTGACGAAAGTGCCGAGAATCCTATTACGGAATGGGATGAAATCTACAATAAAGAATTGTGGAAACGGATAAAATCAATAGAAACGCAATAAGTTTGTTGGCAAAGCCTATCACAATATCCAGCATAGCGATCTGGCATTACTGATAGGCTAAGCCAATAAGTTTTACGAGTATTGTAAAATGAAACGAAGTACTAAAAGAGCCAAGAGTATGAAACGATACCAACAAAGTCATAAGACCCAGCTTGCAAATTATGACAAAGAATATCAGAAAACACTAACAGGGTATCTTCGCAAGCGTTTTGTTGCAATAACCCAAAGATGTAATAATCCTAAACGTTCAAATTATAAACACTACGGGGGACGTGGAATTAAGTGTCTTTTCAAATCAGCAGACGATTTTATAGACTATGTGGTTAATGTATTACAGGTTAATCCCAAAGGATTAACTATTGACAGGATTAACAATGATGGACATTATGAACGTGGTAATATCCGATTTGTTATTCACAAAGAGAATTGTAAAAACAGATGAGGCTCCGGCATAGTGATCCGGCATTACCGGCCAGCTTTCTTTTGGAGGATTGACAATGGACAAGAGAACACTTGAAACATATTTGAAAACAGCAGGGATGCGACACGATAATCTTATGGAGTTTTGGGCGGATTTAATGAATGAAACAAAAGGACAGATAGCTGGCTGGCTGGTCGAGAATAATTATACAGACTTGAAACAGCTTAGCCAATATTTGCGACTTAGTCAAATTGTGGCGATTAGTGAGGAGATTGACAATGGATAATTTCATTAAGATAACAACAGGATGGGCACAACAATATTATAAACGTAATGAAAAAGGAAAGTTTGTGTGCACCAAACAAGAGTTTGAGGCTGGAGATATTGTCGAATATACAGATAGTACAGATTTTCCCCTAACTATTTGTTATGATAATCCGCCAAAATATCAATATCAGCCTTATGAAATGATATAACCGAGTCAAGGGAACAAAGAATTAAGAAAATAACACAACAAAACATATCACTTTCATCAGGAACCGGGCCAGGCGCTCCCTCCCGCCGACTACAAGCCCGGCTCCTACTTTTTGGAGATAGATAATGGATAATTGGCAACAAATAATTCAAGATATAAAAGATGTTCTTTATGGTATGTGGGCAAAAAATAAAATAACAAAAACGGAATATCAAAAACTTTTTATGTCTATGAATAGTGGGCTTATCGAAACTGATGATGTTGTTGGGCACAAACCGTTGACTTTATTGCAACATGCAGAAACTTGGGCGTATATGAAAAAATTCCAAAATAATAGTTGACATTGAATTTTGGTTATGATATAATGTGGGGAATGAATGATATTGATATTTATGGGGAAACAGAATGGGCGATTTCAAAAAGAATCCGAAAGAACCGTTTAAGGTTTCTATTCCAGAATCAACCAAACGGAAAATGAAAGGATCAATACGGTATAAAAGGAAAAACAAAAAAAATCCAAAAAAATCGTTAAAACTAAACAATTACCATTAGTAGCACCCGTATCGAAACATGGTTCACTGTGGTCAAGGTTTGTAAACAGAATAAAGAAATTTTGGAGGCAAAAGTAAAATGAAAAAGAGAACACTTAACCAAACTTGGACACTGTGTCTTCAGATGTGGCGGTGGATTGCTAAGGTGTGGCAAACTCCGCGTTATAGGCGATATAGTATTCACGAACTCAAAGAGATATGGCTTAGGAAAAACAAATTTATCCCAAATAGAATTTCAAACAGTTGTTTTTTTTGTGATTATACTCCAAGATTTAGTTGTAATATTTGCCCTGGTCGGTTGGTTGTTTTAGATTTTCATTGTTGTAATAAGGATTATAACTGGGAAATCAAACCAGTTGAATTTTACAAAGAACTCCTTCGACTAAATAGAATACGAAAGGCCAAAAATGAATAAGTACCAACTCAAAACCAGACACGGCTTAACTCCTGACCAACTTCGTAAACAATTTTACACGACTCAGAATAGACGGTGTGTTATTTGTGAAAACGAGCTTGAATTTGGTCATGCTACCATTTATGATGGGCCAAGTGGTAAAATAGTGTGTCGAAGATGTAAGATGTTATTGAATGCCCTACGGTTGGCATTAGGTGATAGACTTGACCGGGCGATGGCGTTGGTAACGGGTAGTAGTGATGGTAGCGGAAATAACAGTTGTGTGGATTAAAATTTTCAAAAAGTGCTCAAAAATGTTCAAATATTTTGGATTTCCCTCTGAAATTACCGAATATGTTGGGTAAATAAGGAAGGGCGACTTTTATTATGGAATAGATACCAGGTTTTCCAAATTATTCAATAACTAAAAATGGACAAGTATAGTCACACCGTAATAAAATATGGTTGAAACCTGGTCAACAAACTAAGGGCTATCTAATTGTTAATTTATGTAATGGGCATTCACATGTTCGTACTATTCATCGTCTTGTTCTCGAAACATATGTTGGTCCTTGCCCAGAAGGTATGCAGTGCCGTCATTTGAATGGGAATCAATTTGATAATAGATTTGAAAATTTGTGTTGGGGAACACCAAGTGAGAATGTTCGAGACACTATACAACACGGAACATATAATAACAAAGCCATGACAAAAAGAAACCTATCACATTTTGAAGAAAAAGTTTTACGTGTCTGTCACCATGATTTCGGGGGGCTTTCTATTGAGGAAGCCGCAAAGAAATTGGAGTGTTCTCCCCAAACTATTAAATCAGCATTAAAACACGCAAAAAAGAAAGCACCGACTCTTTTTCCCATTCTCACTCCTCAACATCAAGCAATATTATTGATGTATGACAAACACATGAGCCGGGCTTCTATTGCTGCGGCGTTGGGTATCTCTAAACAGGAGTTGCACAAAGAAATAGCTTTTTTACGGAAACATAAGTTTTTATGGAATCGTAAACCAGATCAGTATGACCCGATTTTAGATAATAAAGTCAAGGAAAAATTTTAATGTCTAAAATTTGTAGTCAGTGTAAAATGAAATTTCCGAGTATACAGGAATATTTTTATCGTGATAAACGAGCTAAAGATAAATTATATTCTTCGTGTAAAGTATGTTGTGGTAAAATCAATGCTAAACATAATTGTACAGAAAAAGGAAAAGCTACCCGGAAAAGAGCAGATAAAAAATGAGTTATAACTGGCAAACTAAAATCCAATATGTTAAAAAGATTGGCCCGACCAAAGCAACCGAGCTAAAAACTATGGGCATTGAAACAGTTGGCGACTTGCTCGAATACCAACCTAATAACCACATCTACCCCGGTATAACTACAATCAAAGACCTCAAGGAAGGCTACGCTATAATTAAAGCCAAGATTGTCAGTATTGATAGGTTGCCGAGCCAAGTACCGATTGTCGAAGTAAAATTGAACGATGGGACAGGAACCTGTAAGGCAATATGGTGGAACCAAGTGTATGTTCTCCAAAACCTAAGACCGGGGATGGTCGTGACATTCTGGGGCAAAAACAAGGCGGGAACACTCCAACAACCGAAATTCTCGACCTTTGGGTTTAATGCAGATGAGGTCACTGGTGGAGATTATGGTGTTCATAACAAAACGATGAAGATTGCTCTGAAGGAAGTACTGGATAATGTGGAGATACCCAATTGGCATAATGTTGATTATAAGAGTACATTTAGGGGGATAAAAAACTTCAAATATCCGGCACAAGGGTATTGTGATAATTGGGAACGAATTGAACTTTTCAAGAGTTTGCATTTTCCAGAGAACAAAGCAACTAATATTTTAGCTTTGAAGCGTTTGAAGTTTGACGAGTTATTCCTACTCCAATTGGCAATGTTAAAGCGGCGGCAACAGGCTCGGTCTGGGGGTGCTTCTATTATTAGTGAAAAAGCAATATCAACTTCTAAAATAATGCAATATTTCCCATATAAATTTACTGAAGAACAAAACAAAGCAATTGACGATATAATTGGTGATATAACACGCACCACTCCCATGAACCGACTCCTACATGGCGAAGTCGGTTCGGGCAAGACAGCCGTTGCGTTTTACGCGGCTATGCTCGCGGCCCTGAACGGGAAACGAACATTGATACTCTGTCCTACTACTATTTTGGCACAACAGCACTACGATACCCTGCGGGGTATGGGGTGGGATGGTGTGCAATTACATCAATCAGGGGTTAATGCAGGAACACATAATATTATTATAGGAACACATTCTCTGTTAAATTCAGGTTATCTACTCAAATCCGCTTCCCTCATAATCATAGACGAGTTTCAGAAATTCGGTGTTTTGCAAAGAGGACAGATTACAAAATATTCACCACACCTTTTGTTGATGTCAGCTACGCCCGTGCCAAGAAGTTTGAGTATGACTGTTTTTGGGGATTTAGACATTAGCACCATTAAAGAACTTCCGATTAAGCGTGGCCCGGTTGTCACCCGGTGGGTGTCGCCAGAAAAACGAGAACAGATGTACGAGATTATTGAGAAGGAACTGGCTAAAGGACATCAGGCATATTTTATTTATCCTCGTATTGACGGGAGCGAGGATGTTGAGTCAGCCAAGAAGGGGTTTTATGAATTGGGTTATCGGTTTAAGGATTATGAAGAAATATTCTTAACTGGGCAAACAAAATTAGATCGAAAATGTGAATTGCTACAACGATTTCGGGATGGTGATGCTGACATTCTCATCTCAACCATCATCGCCGAGGTTGGACTTGATAATCCAAATGCCTCGGTCATGGTAATAGAAGGCGCAGATAGATTTGGTCTCAGTCAACTTCACCAACTTAGGGGCCGAATCTGTCGGAGTGCTGAAACTACGTTCTGTTTCATGGTATCAAACACGGCCAATGAAAAGTCCATTGCTCGGCTCGATGTAATGGAAAAATGTAATAATGGTTTTGAAATAGCCGAGTACGACCTACGATTACGGGGGCCAGGGGAAATGTTCAGTACCCGACAACATGGCCTATCGAATTTGAAGTTTGCTTCGTTGTTGTATGATTACGATTTGTTGGTGAAGGCTCGTAAACTGGCCAAGGAGTATATTGATAAGTTAGATGAACCTGGTAACGCTGGGTTAAAACAGATGTTAGAAATTAAATTTGGTGATACAATTAAGTTAGGAGAGATAGCATAATGACAGAGCAAACTCCACAACAAATCCGTAAATTCGATACTGGTGCTACACGGGATACCTTAGAGGGTAAACTTAATTTTGTTAAGACTTTATCTCCTTTAGTAATGGAACGGTATGTGCAATATATTGGAGAACACAGATTACAATCGGACGGCTCTATACGGAATTGGGATAACTGGAAGAATGGAATACCCCAAGAAGTGTATTTAGAAGGAGAAGATAGACATCATCGGGCAGTATGGAAATTGGTTCAAGGTTTTCCAGCTTTTGATAATCATGGTCCTGTGACATTAGAAGATTCTTTGTGTGGGGTTCTTTTTAACGCAATAGGAATGTTACATGAGATATTAAAGGAAAAAAATAGTCCCAAACCCATAGAGGATACAAAGTTTGAAAAGTCAATATTTGAAATTGAATTTTATGACAGACCCAATCACGGTTGGTATATTAGTGTAAAAAATAATACCATGGAATATTTACGTGATGACCTAAAGATACATTCCGGTACTGGTTTTTCGGCGAAATATCCCATTGATAAACATGAACCTTTTGGTTACTACCCCACCAAAGAAATAGCCGAGGCGTATGCTAAAGCCTATGAGGAAAAAAATTAATGTGGCAATGGCAAGATAATGTAAATGGGTTGTTTGAACTATGTGGTGGTATTTTCGTGTTCTTGCATTGTCTGAAACTCTATAAGGACAAAAAGGTAAAGGGTGTCAGTTTCATAGCAACAGGATACTTCACTGTATGGGGATTCTGGAATATGTATTACTACCCGTTTCTTAGGCAATGGGCAAGTCTTGTAGGTGGTTTACTTATTGTTGCAATGAATACTTTATGGATTGGGATGATGGTTTATTACATAAAAAAGGATAAAAATGAATATAACTAAAAGTACAAATAGAGGTTTATGGTACTTTGCCCATCCTTATAGTTGTAGGGATAAAAATGGTAATTTTGTAGCTGAGGGGGAGGAAGCAAATTTTAATTTATGCAATATGAGGGCAGCAGAATTGTTAATTAGGGGGTATAATATATATGCCCCAATATCCCACACACACCCCATTCATCGAGCCTGCCCTATATTTCTTGCCAAACAAGAGCATGAATTGTGGTATCAATTAGATAATGAGGTAATTGATAAAACAGATTGGAACGGTATCATTCTTGCTCCTGGTTGGGAGAACTCATCTGGATGTAAAGCAGAAAAAGAACGTATTGAAGTAAGGGGATTGAAAGTGCTCTTTTACAATGATATTATCCATAATGTAGGAGTTGACCGATGAATAAAACACTCACTAAAGAAATATGTCAACTCCTTAGATATGGGATGATGAAAACAGAAATTGCTAAAAAACTTGGCATCCATGTAAGTTCTATAAAACGAGTAGTTAGAAAGGGGCAGATTAAGCGGGTACTTTTATTTGCTGACTCACATTGCGGTAGTGAAGTTGGTTTAACCCCCCCATCTTATCAATATCAAATTATTGACAACCCCCCAAGTGAGGAAGTACGTATTAGAAATAAATGGGCCAAACAGCAACATGAATGTTGGGATTGGTACATTACCACACTTAATACTTTGGGTCATATAGATGCGTGTTTTATAAATGGAGATTGTATAGATGGTGACGGAAAGCGGTCAGGTGGAACAGAACTTATTACTACCGACAGAAAAGAACAGGTAGCTATGGCTATCGAATGCATCGACCAGATTCAAGCAAATCGTTATACGATGGTTTTTGGCACACCATATCATTGTGGCAACAATGAAGATTTTGAACTTGATATAGCCAAACATCTTGGTTGTAAAATAGGTGGACATGAATGGGAGAATGTTAATGGTGTTGTGTTTGATTTGAAACACAAACAAAGTAATTGTATAAATCCATCAACAGGACTATTCAATGAAATAAGAGATAACCGAGAATGGGTAGCCGTAGGTGAGCAACCAAAGGCCGATGTTTTAGTCCGGTCGCATACACATAGGTTTTGTTTAATTAGGACAGAGGATACAATTGGAATTTCTACCCCTGCGCTTCAGGCATACGGAAGTAAGTTTGGGGCCAGGCAATGTTCGCGTAAAGTACAATTTGGTGTGGTAGTATTAGATGTGTGGCCCGATGGTGAAGTAGTAGAGCATGTACATATTGCACGATTGGCATCACATTCAACACATACTAATTAGGAATATTTAACAATGCCTATACTTGTTGGAAAATTTTGTCCTGTTTGTAAAGAGCAATTTGATATAGAAATTAAAAGAATAAATGCTGGACAAGGAATTTATTGTTCTTGTTTTTGTGCAACAATGGCAAAGTATAAAGGTGGGAGAAAGGCTTCTGCAAAACGTAATCGCGAAAAACATAAAAATGAACGACTTGTTTATAATTTAGAGTATAATCGTAATTATAGAAAGACTATTAGGGGGCATTTAGTATTACTTTTTCACCATCTGAAAAACCGATGTAGAAACCCATTATATCGGGCTTATCATAGATATGGTGGTCGTGGGATTAAATGTCTATTCAAATCATCTGCTGAGTTTGCGAATTATGTTATTAATGTATTGAAAATTAATCCACATGGATTAGAAATTCATCGGATTAATAATAACAAACATTATGAACCAGGTAATATTGAATTTCTTACATCTAAAGAGCATGGATTGAAACATAGAAAGGCTGGGCAGTAGGTATTGGTAAAGGATCACAACGTAGGCCAACAGCTATCAGCCAAGAAGAAGAATCATTAAGATGGCTGTTGGCGACTGGTGAGATTACTCTCAAGGGGTTTGAGGAACAATATAGGAAACTGAAACAGCAGGGTAAGATATATAGGAGATTCTAATGGATAATATAACAGATACAGGTTTAAGATTCAAAGGTCATCCCATATTACTTGGCCCAAGTCCTATCACTAATCAGACAGCAGATAGATTAACATTGACACGGCTTGATAGGTTCTTGAGAAAACACTTTCCATTCTTATTAGGTTTTAGGCAAACAAAAGAAATCCTTGTTATGGGGGCTGTGCCCCCAAAGGAAGGTTCTAATGGGTCTTAAAATAGGACAGGTAATATATGGTTATTGTGGTGGGGTTTTTGGACGAGAGTTCAATGCCTATAAAGATAAACGAGTTGAAGCAATCGGTTTTGATTGGGTTGTGTTACGAGATGAAGATGGTAACATACATTTTGCAGTAGGGGATGAACTACAACAACTTGAAGAACATACTACACCACCAGAGGAGAATGAAAATGAGTCTTAATCAACATAGAAACAAAATAAATAATTGGGAAGGTATTCTAAAACAGATTGGGCATCCAACGACTGTAGTATGTTTAGATATAGAAACATATTTTGATACTGACTATAACCTTAAAAAACTTTCGACCATTGAATATATAATGTCTGAACAATTTGAATTGACTGGCCTTGGTGTGTTATCTACTAAAGGTGAGGTTGGTAAATTTATTGAACCTGGTAATATTGAAAAAATCCTTAATACCATAGATTATGAAAATGTAACTGTATTATGTCAAAATTGTAGATTTGATGTGACAATTTTTCAAGTAAAATTCGGTATCGTCCCCAAATACATAATCGACCTCAAAGACCTCGCATCTCATTACGATGCCAGGATGTCACACAAACTCGCAGACATGGCCAAGATGTTCGGCTTAAAAAATAAAGGTGACACGATGCAGTTCAAAGGATTGCACTGGAACACCATGACTGAGGAACAACGACAAGCCTTCAAAAAATATACCATAAACGATGTTGAAATCGAAATCGATTTGTTCAAAATCCTACTGCCCAAACTAACCAACCCCGTTATTGAATCACAATTGATGCGGCACACCCTCGATCTTTGGCTATACAAACGGTTTGTAGTTGATATTGATGCAGCGACTAAACTCAAAACCAAGATGCGGACACAAATGGCTAAAACCATCAAGGATTCCGGCCATACCTCCAAAGAACTTAGGAGTAAAAAATTCGTTGGTTATCTTGAAGCCACCCTTCCCAAAGGTGAACAAGTACCGATGAAACAAGGTAAACGGGGCAACATACCGGCCTTGGCTAAGGATGATGAAGCCTGTCAACAACTCATAGTTCACCCTAAAAAAGAAGTTCGTGACCTCGTACTCGCTCGGCTTGCAGTCAAATCTTGGCCAACCCACATCAAACGGGTTCAGAGTCTTATATCTCAAATTATGGCCAATGATGGGTTGTTACGAGTTCCACTAACATATTATGCCGGGCATACAGGCCGATGGGGTGGGTCGGAAAAGATTAACCTTCAGAATATGGGTGGTGCAGGTCGGCGTGGAGTAGGTCACGACCCACTTATAGGCCAAACCAAAAAAGTGTTTATGGCATTACCGGGGTGTGTGCTCGGTATGGCCGACTCAGCCCAAATTGAAGCCCGGCTATTGGCTTGGCTTGCGGGGCAAATGGATTTACTAAATGGGTTTGCACGTGGTGAGGATGTGTATTCAGAATTTGCTACCACTCTGTTCCAAACAACAGTACGAAAACCTAAAAAAATTGACCCTCTGTTACTCGCTCGGTATTTAGAAATCAAACGTGGGTTTGGTAAAGATAGTATTCTCGGTTGTGGTTATGGTATGGGTGCAATTAAGTTTTATAGTTTTTGTATGAAAAATCCAGCACTTCGTCCCCTATTCGATTCTGGTCAATATGGTTTCAAATTTATTGAGAAACTTATTAAATTATACCGTACTAAATACTCTAAGATACCTGAATACTGGGGTAAAGTAGAACGTGCGTTCAGGCAATGTATCAGGTTTCCTCATCTTGAACCGACTGTTGGGCCACTAACATTCAGATGTAAAAATGCCGAGGTTCAGATTCAACTTCCTTCTGATAGGATTTTGTATTATCGCCATTGCCGGATTGATAAGAAAAAGAGTATTAAGTATCATGGTGGGCCATTATGGGGAGGAAGTATCACCGAGAATATTGTTCAGTCTGTTGCCCGTGACCTACTTGGGTTCTGGATATTGGAATGTGAACGGACTGGATTACTTGTTATGTTACACATCCATGACTCGATAATTACATTAATACCAGAGGATAAGGTTGAAGAACAAAGTAAACTGTTGGGCACTGTTATGTGTTCTCTCCCGGACTGGGCCGAGGGGTTCCCGGCTGCGATTGACCCAGTTGTATTAAATAGGAGGTTGGTGAAGTGAGTAGGACTAAACGATTCAAATACTGCAAAAACATAACCAAACAAGCTATAAAAAAAGCAATTCATAGAAATGATATTGAAAAACCAAAACATATAAAACAGGTTAGAGAAAAGATTGATGAAAAACACAAGAATAAAAACTGGCTGTTGTGGGCACAGGAAAGATTGGTAAAATGAAATCTCCCACCAAAAAACAAAAACTTGATAACTACTACGAAGCCTACCATCATGCGAAGCACGGGACACGACCGACACGGAAGGCCAAGGACGGGTCTATCCCGACCCATCCTGTTGTGCCTGTGCCGGAGTTGCCAGAGGATGAAGTCAAGATTGAATGTTGTAGGTGGTTAAGGCAACATCGTATCTTTCATAATAGACATGATTGTGGAAGTTGTTCTACTGGTTATGGTTTTATTATATTTGGCATCAAAGACTCCGGTGACATACATGGCATACTACCATCAGGAATACACTTTGAGATAGAAACCAAACGAGGTAAGGGTGGTCGGCAAAGTGCTGGTCAACAGAAAAGAATGGCTGGTGTTCGTGCTACTAATGGGATTTACTTAGTGGTGCATGGGGTTTTGGAATTAGAGTTTTTAATGAAGGGGTTGGTATGATAAAAGAAATAAAAGTGTTAAGAAAAAAATATCAAACCATTGCAAAACATAGTGAATATATTAGTATTAATGATGTATTATGTGATTTATATCATCTTGAGCAAGATGCTCGTTTGAAAAGAATACCAAAGAGCGAAAGGTAATATAATGCAACGACCCAGATTACTAACCGAGCAGCTTATATATGGTGATTATCTCGATGTCGCCCCAAAGATGCCATCTAACTCGATTGACTTGGTATTCGGTTCGCCTCCATACGAGGATTGCCGGACTTATGGAATCGACTTCAAGCTCAAAGGTCAAGACTGGGTTGACTGGATGGTTGAGGTTGTCCGAGCATCGACTCGTATATCAAAAGGACTTGTAGCGTTTGTCGTTCAAGGTCGAACTCGTAAGTTCAAGTGGTCGTGTACCCCGACTTTGCTCATTGCTGACCTACATCGGGCGGGGTTTAATGTGCGTAATCCTGTGATATACCACCGTTCTGGTATTCCTGGTTCGGGTGGCCCTGATTGGTTACGATCTGATTATGAATGGGTTGTTTGTGTTTCCAAGCCAGGTCGTTTGGTCTGGTCGGATAATACGGCTTGTGGCCACCCACCAAAATGTCCACCGGGAGGAAATCCATCACACCGGCAAAAAAACGGAAGCAGAACTGGACACGGGCGAAAAAAAGCCGGTGAACTTATTATTGGTAAACCTTATCTTCCACCCCCAAAATCCAATCCTGGTAATGTAATTAAATGTAAAGTAGGTGGTGGCCATCTCGGTTCCAAACTCGCCCACGAAAATGAAGCCCCATTCCCAGAGAAACTGGCCGAGTTCTTTATTAAATCGTTTTGTCCACCGGGGGGTATTGTTCTTGATCCCTTCGGAGGAAGTGGTACATCTGCATCAGTGGCCAAACAGAATGGTCGGGGTTATATTAGTATTGACATAAGACAATCACAAATTGAATTAACACAAAGGAGGTTAAATGAATAAACCAATGTCACTATCAGCAACATCCATAGGATGTTACAAAGCCTGCCCGATGCGATACTACTTCTGTTACCACCTCGGCCTTGTACCCGTCGAGGACACGGACAGCCAACGAGTTGGGACGAACTGGCATCGGATACATGAGATAGCCGATATGAAACCAGGCGGGGTGTGTGAATGTTTTGAACATGCTATGGGTGATGATGGACCAAACCCCAACTGCCCCCTCTGCTCTGGCACAGGCCAGTTCCCGGATGACCCAATGGACGCTGTAATCGCCCACCTTAACCAAGCGTATGCAACCCCACCAATTTCCAAGACCATCGAGGAATGGGAAACGGAACGCATCACACTTCTCTATTCTCTGGTAGGTTATCAATGGTACTACAACGATGCCGAGTATGAAGTCGAACAACTTGAACAGAAATTCGACCTACCCCTGCGCTCACCCATTACTGGTCATAAACTCCGGGCTAACCTACGGGGTAAGATAGACCGTGTGTTCTCTGCTGGTAACAATAGGTTTGTTCACGAATATAAGAGTACCAGTAAGAGCATAGACCCGGACTCGACCTATTGGAATCACCTTACACTTGATACCCAAACCCGGCTCTACACCTACGCTGCTGCTCAATTAGGGTTAGGAATGTGTGGGGTGTTATACGATGTATGGTCTAAACCCAAGACCCGACCCAAGAAACTGACCCAGGGTGACAGTAAGAAGTTCATAGCTGATGGGATGTACTGTGGGGAGAAGTTCTCGGTATTACAATCACCTGATGAGGTGGGTGGTGGTATTGAGATTAATCGTACATTTGCCGAAATCATACTCGGAGCCAAACCCGGTACGTTTGCCATCAGGGAAACCCCGGAGATGTATGGGGCACGACTCCTACAGGACATCACCCAACGACCAGAGTTCTACTTTGCAAGACGAGAGATAGCCCACACAGCCAATGACATTGAGAAGTTTGAACGACAACTTTATAACATTTATAAAGGTATTGGGAACATGACTAAAACCAATGGATGGTGGGAAGATGAAAATGCGTGTGAAGCCACTTTTAGATGTTCGTATCTTGGCTTTTGCTATAACCATATTGAGGTCGGGCCGGACGAAGTGCCCGATGGGTTTAGAAAAATAGGAGATAAATGATGTTTAGAAAGAGAAAACAAATTATTAAAGACATGCAAGAGAGTATTTCAGTTTTGACAGCGAAACACTATAACATACGGGAGCGGGTAATCGAACTTGAACAAAAAGTTAAACAACTTGAGTGCAAACATAATTTTATATTTAATACTTATAGAATCGGTTTCATGGATACTTGCTATGTCCACCATAAATGTACTAAGTGTGGTAAAACAATAACAAAACAATGGGACTTTGTTGTAAAAAAAGAACAGCAAGCACTTAAACTCTTAAATCTTGTACCAAAAGATTGGAAAATCAAAGGAAATAAATAATGCGACCACTACCACCAAGACCAGGAACGGGAACTAAACCTAAATCTTTAGTCGGGACTAAGAAAACATATACCACTAAGCAATGGGATACAGCTAAACAAGGAGAACGCATTATAGTGTATGGTGATTCGGGAATGGGCAAGACAACTCTTGAAGCAATGTTACCGAATCCCAAATTCGCTAATTTTAACGGGGGTAGTGATAAAATTAGACACCCTGTTACCGGGGAACGATTGGTATATATCCCAGGATTGGAAACATTTGATGATGTACGTGATGTATGTTATCAACCAAACCTATTTATACCTGGTGATAGTTTTGTTCTGGACACAGCTACGGAATTTGAAGGTGGATTTGCATTACCTTGGATGTTAAAAAATATACCACATGAAAAGGGTAAATTGATTAAACGTATTGAAGATTATGGTTATGGAAAAGGTTATCGTCATTTGTATGACACTATGCGCCTTCCACTTTTGCCTTTTGATGTATTGATTGAACGTGGTGTAAATGTAGTGGTTTCATGCCAAATGCAACAAGTTGAAACTTCAAATTCCAGTGGTGCTGATTTTTTATGTGATGTACCCAAACTCCAAAAAGCACACGGCAAAAGTACGCCTTCTGTATGGGGGTTGTGGAATGAATGGGCCGATCACATTTTCAAAATAGATTATGATGATGTAAATGTGACAGACGGTAAATCGTTTGGTACAGCAGATCGAGTTATACGAGTTCATGGTAGCCCATCCTTTAAGGCCAAATCAAGGTCAATCCCCCATGTGTTCCCAGTAATATCATTTAGTAAACCAAATGATGATAGTATATGGAAATTTTTGTTTGATGAAGCATGGCGAGAATTAATAGATGAAAATGGTGATTTGAAACCCTAATTGTAATATAAATCCCGGACATTGGATGAGCCGGTCATATCGTTTAGTACCAAGGAGGATAATAGTTTATGGCGTTTACTTTTTGATAAAGGGGAATAGAAATGGGAATGAGAGAACTTGAATCAGCAATATTGGCTGAAGCCAAAATAGTAACTGGCAATAACAAGTTAAAAAAGAAAGATATAATGGAATGGAGTACCGGTAAAATAAAACCAGAACAAGGAGAGAAGGTATATCATTTACCAGATATGAACTGTAATATAGCAATTAAAACAAGAACCGAAACAAAAATCAGAAAGGAAAACTAATGGGACTAATCAATCAAAAAAATGTGTATCGTGGTGTAATAGCAGATGCCGGGTTCAGTCAATCTACTGGTGGCTTCCCGCAGGAAGTCCTCAGTCTTAGGGCAGACGAAGTCTATGACCCCGAATCCGATACCTGGCTCCCAGCCGACCCAGAGGCTAACGAGATAACTTGGTATGGTGTTCTCATCGACAGTAAAGACAAGGAAACCAAAAACGCCCAGCAACTCAAAAAGATAACTGGATGGACTGGTGCGAGCTTCGTTGACCTGAGTCAGATGAACCTCGTAAATGTGTCGATTCAGTTCCGGGTTGAACCCAACACCTACAAAGAGGTTACTACCCTTCAGGTTTCGTGGATTGACACCACCGATGCCCCCCCGTTCCGCACGGTTCAAAAACTCGATGCAGCTGATGTCGCGGCGTTGCAGTCACGCTATGCCTCAGTTCTCGCGAGTACCAAGTCTGCGGCCAAGCCCGTGAGTGCTGTATCAGCACCTAAAACTGTGGCCAAACCAACTGTTCCTAAGAGCAAATCCAAGGCTAAGAAGCCGACTGCTCCCAAGGCTCCTAAAGTGCCCAAAATTATAGTCGGTAAGTGCACTGCTGATGAAGCCTATACAGCCTGTTATAATCTGAAACGGGATGGTGTCACTGATGATGCCTTAAATGGGATATGGTTGACCGAGGTTGCCAAGGTGAACACAGATGAGTCTAAAATCACTGATGAACAATGGTTTGTGATTAAGGAGAGTGTACTGGGACAGGTTAGTAAGGTGTAAAGGAGAATAATATGTTACAAGAATTTGATATTAGTAAAGAACGTTGGCGTGAATACGATTGGAATGGTCGAGTTTATAGAATTAATGCTCCTCGACAATTATTTCTACGCCCAAGGGGGTCAACCCATCGAATTGTTGATGAATTTGGAATTGTTCATTGTGTCCCCAGTGTTGGTGTAATGGGATGTGTATTGCGGTGGGAAAATAAAGACCATAACAAACCTGTTAATTTCTAAAGAGACGTGTATGACTATATACGATGGCTTATAGTGTAAGATGGCTGCCACCCCGTCAGCCTGACCATACGGGGTAGTTTTTGGAGAATATGAGATGATACCTTTTCCAGATAAGAAATATCAGGTAATAGTAATAGACCCACCTTGGCCTGTTAAAAAATTAACACACAAAAAACGACCTAATCAAATAACAATGGATTACCCAACAATGACAGTAGAGGAAATAAAAAATTTACCTGTTGGTAATTTGGCTAATAGCAGTTGCTGGTTATTTTTATGGACTACACAAAAATTTCTTTTCGAGACTAAAACAATTTTAGAACATTGGGGTTTTTCTCATTTGCTTACTATGGGTTGGGAAAAAACATATGGTAAATCTGCTGATATGCCTTTATTTGGGTTTAGGTGGAACCTTGAATTTATTTTAGTGGGTTACAAAACTAAACCTGAGTTGTGGCCCAAACGCCCATTAATACCCTGTAGTTTTCAAGCTGAAAATATTAAGCACTCCCAAAAACCAAATAAATTTTATAAAATGATTGAACCACTTGGAAATGCTCGTATTGATTTATTTGCTCGCCAACAACGTGGGGGTTGGGATGTATGGGGAAACGAAGTAAATACACCACAACGACCAAGACTAAACCAATGACAATCAACTTCCAAGAGCTTCATAACATATACATACAGAACATACAGATGTTCCCTACCGTGCTCAAGGAGTTATCGAACCAGTTGGGGGTGTCGATAACTTCCTTGAGCCGGATTGGGGTCGGCCTCAACCCCATGAACGAATACGGGATGTGGGCTTGGGTATTCCCAGAACGGGATGATAAAGGGAACATAATAGGGCTACTGGAACGGTACGTAGATGGTTCTAAGTTAATGGTTAAGGGGTCTAAACGTGGTTTGGTTTATGAGGTTAATCATGGAACAAAAGAATATGAAAAGAAAAACTGGGCCAGGGTCTCTACCGAGTTCCCCTGTTCATTATGTGGGAAGGCTGACGGGTGTATGTATCCCGAAGGAGAATATGAAAAACCAAATGCCATTGTCTGTGTTCATATCTCAGAAGGGTCTGATAGACCCTTATCGTTGGGTTATCTACATATCCTTGACAAAACCAGAGCAATTCAAAGGGCCAATAGAGGTTCGCTATTGTGCGCTTCTCCCCATCCGGTTTTGGTTGTGGAGGGGGCATCGGATGTTTGCGCAGCTATGGACTTGGGTTTCACGGCTGTGGGCCGACCCTCGGCAGAAGGTGGGACCAAACTACTTCCCAAACTATTACGGGGTAAACAAACAGTTGTCATTGGGGAAAACGATTCAGGGCCAGGCCGGGCTGGGATGGAGAAAACCTTCATTGCACTCAAAGATGTTTGCCAATCTACCAAAATCCTTCCTCCAGGAAATGTCAAAGACCTTAGACAATGGAAAATAGCTGGGCTTACCCAACAGGAACTCCTTGATTATATTGAGAAAACAGGTGACTCGTCAATGAGTCCTGATATATTTGAGGATGACATAGCTTATACCATAGCTAAGACTTGGTTGAAACAGGATAAAATTGTTGATGGTAAATTATTATTGAGGACATTCCGTAAGGGATTCGTTCAATTCGATGGACACTGTTATCGGGACATATCAGACGAGCTAATACACGGCCAATTATATGATTATCTCGCTGGGAAAACTTTTATTCATATTGGTGACCAAATTAAGGCTTATAAACCAACCCGTGCTAAATTGTATGATATTTTGGATGCCTGTAATGCGTTCTGTCCCATAGAAGCTCAGCCCCCGACCTGGCTCGATGATTCCCCCCACCCTGACTCAGAACGATTGATTACTTTTCAAAATGGTATTCTTGATGTGAATGATTATATCAAAGGCAAGGTGACACTCCATAACCCAACTCCAGACTTTTTCACCTTTACTGTGTTGCCCTATAAGTTTGATGAAAACCTTAACTCAAAAATATGGGAGGAATTTATTAATGACATTTTTAATAAAGATAAAGATAAGATTGCGCTTCTGGCTCAATGGTTCGGTTACAATTGTGTGCCCGACCTCTCTTATGAAAAACTTATGTTGTTTACTGGTAGGCCCCGAAGTGGTAAATCTACCACACTCGAGACATTACAGGCGATGCTTGGAAATAACAATTGCTGCGAAACATCTTTTCAAGCACTTGCCGGAGCATTTGGTTATCAGCCTCTTATTGGGAAACTCAGTGCTGTTATTGGAGATGCCAAATCACCTAAACGTGGTGAAGCGGAAGCTATTCTTGAAAAAATTCTCCACATTACTGGTGGGGATGCCATTAGTGTTAATGTTAAGAATAAAGCTGCCCTCCCCCTTATTAGACTCTTATGCCGGTTTACCATTGCTATGAACGACCTCCCGGCCTTTACCGACCACAGCCGGGCACTGGAATACCGTACCAACATTTTAACATTTAATAATTCGTATGTAGGCCGAGAGGACAGAACACTCAAACATAGACTAAGACAGGAAGCTGGATCGGGTAAGCTGATTAACTTTGCCCTACAAGGATTGGTCTCGCTCTACAAAGGTAATGACTTTATTGTACCAGCAGAATCAGCCATGACCATGAACACATTCCGGGAACTCGTATCCCCCATCGTGGAGTTTGCTGATAACTGTCTCGGTAGTATTGAGAATAATGGCGTACCAGCAGATTACCTTTATGACTTATGGAAATGGTGGTGTAAACGAGAGGGTCGGAACGCAGGATTTAAGAGTACGTTTATTCGTAACCTGTTATCAAACATGACCAATGCCTTACAGATTAGGGAGGGGAAAATGGGCAATATGGATAGAGTTATAATGGGTGTTAAGGTAACGGATTGGGCAGAGAAAGAATATTTGAAAGGGGAATGATGACTGAAGAAAAAATAGCCAGGATACTTGAATTAATTGAACAGGAAACAAGGTGTGAGATTATGGCAAGATTTGTTCTTCGTCACCCAAATGATTATACTTGTTATACTTACAAACAAATTGAAATAAGGGATCAATTACGAAAACTTGTATTTGGTTCTTCTTGTTTGGTTAAATTAGGTGTACGGTGGGGGCTATTAGAAAATAAACCAAGTAAACAACCTAAGTCCAAACGCTCTGTTGTGGGGACATCAAAACGACCGAGATTAGGAGAATAAAATGATTAAAGGCTTTACTCACGAATCTACATATAACAAGGATAAAAAATAAGATGAATACTGGGCTAATGTTTAGTTCTAAGCGTACGAATTGGAAAACACCACAGGCGGTATATGATTCTTTGAACAAGGAGTTTAATTTTGATTTTGATCCATCCCCAGTCGATCCTACATTTAACGGTCTTATTATTGAATGGGGCCAACGTAACTTCTGTAATCCCCCTTATAGACGCATATTACCTCGATTTGTACAAAAAGCATACGAAGAAACAAAAAAAGAAAAATTCTCTGTCCTACTGATTCCTGCCAGAACAGACACAAGATATTTTCATAAATATATTTTCCCTTTTTGCGGAGGTGTTGGGATTAAAGAGGATGTGGTCTGGGCTGCGGGAATAATAGACGAAGAAGGGTGTATCCGAATACAGAGAAAATTACCAGCCGATAATAACCATTTGAAATCTTCCTCGTGCAGCCTTATGCTAAAAGTAAAAATGACTCACTTTCCAACGATTCAAAAACTTCAAGATATTTTTAGGTGTGGAAATCTTTACAAAGAAAAAAAATCAGAAAATAGAACCAAAGATATTTGGTATTGGAGTGTTTATGGACAAGATGCCTATAACATCCTTCGACAGATATATCCTTTCTGTATAACAAAAGAAAAAGAAATATTCTTTGCATTGGAGTGGGCGGCTGCTCCAAAACCAGGACGAAAAAGTGGTATGAAACAGTTATCGGCCTCTAATATTGAACGGGATAATAAATATTACTGGCTTTTAAGAAAGTTGAAGCAGTCAGATATTGCTGTTCATCCTGTACACACTCAAATCAGATTTATACAGGGGAGATTGCATTTTGACGAATACAAGACAGGCGCTCCTTTCCCAAGTTGTATTATAATATTCAATACAAGACAAACTAACGCAACCTCCGCAGAACTCAGGAAAAGGAGAAATCAGAAATAACACTTGCAGAGGAAATGAAACGCTATAATGTTAAATTTAACGAACTAACTAAACTTTTTGAAAGGAAACCAGAATGAAAACAAAAAAACAAATTGCAAAAGAAATTAAAGCCCTTAAAACAGTTAAGTCAAATGTGCGCCCTATGAGTATATTTGGGGATGATAATTTAAGAAGTATTGATGCTCAAATTACAGTGCTTGAAAATAATATGGATAATAAAGATATTTATGAGATGTATGATCGTGCCAGTTCATCAGAATATATTTTAGATGCAGCAATCGCGGCACAAAAATGGATTGATGACAAAGAAGATGATGACTGTGAAGGACTGGCTTGCGAATGGCCATTGAAGAAAAATTAAAAATGAAAACAGCAACAAAGTCAACAGATACTTAATAGAAAGGAAACCGAAATGAAAAAGAGAACACTACTGTTTATTATAAGTTGGTTTTTATTATTCCTGTGCGTTACAGGATGCCAACTTGTAAAAGATGAAACTGGAACACACATTAGATTGTCACCCCAAAGCCATAAAACTATAAGTGATGCGGCCAAAGGTGGGGTCGATTTACTCAGTATATTGAGTATTTTTGTACCAACCTTAGCACCTATAGCGGCAGCAGCTGGTGCTGGTGTTATCACCTGGAACCGTATGGGTAAAAAAGTCACCAAGTACAAAACACCATTGGAACATACAGTTTACGTATTAGAAAGTCTTAAAAAGAATGAAAAACTATGGACACAGGTAAAACCTTATCTTAAAGGTAATGCCGAAAACGTATGGTCTTTGCCTTCTGCTAAAACTGAGGCTACTATCAGAGAGATTGTTGATGATAACCAAGGAGCTATGTAATGCACATCATCTCTCGAACACAACTACTCACTTGGCTTGCTGACCACCCTCCGAACAGGGTGGTTCAGCAAGCAATTGATAGGGGGAAGGTCACAGTACACGGCTTATATAAAGGTGGGTGGGTAGTCAAAGCCGAGTATCTTGAACAGAGTTATGTTATTGGTATCAAGCCAGTTGGGATTGAGGGTCGGTTGATATGTGGGTTGTTAAAACGAGTACCTGTTGGGGATTACGTTGGGGGGAATAGTCCGTTATCGAAAGGGGATAAAAAATGAAAATAGAAATACACCGAGTTAGTTGTAGAGCTTGTGATGAAATATTCTGTGCGGGGACTCTCAAAGAAGCCGAGGAAAAACTTCAACAACATACTGAAAATTGTGAAACAATCAAAACCCTCGAAAAGATAGAAAAGTTTAGAAAAGAAACAGAGAAAATACTTGGTCGTAAAATGACATTTTTAGAGGCTTCTAAGTTACTTACTGATAAGAAAAAATGAATGAGGTATTAGAAAACGCTATCGTAACCGTGTGTATAACCTATATAATCTGGTGGGTTTTGAAAACCTATAGGAGATTAAAGAACTTTAATCAAGGCAATAGCCAAAGTAACGATAGCCCCTAAAGCTACACCCCACGCCATGATAGAATATCTAAAATGATGAATCAAGTGGTTCTCAAAATCAGCCTTGAGTTCTTTCAATTTTACTTCAAGACATATTAAAATATCATGGTCGTTTCTATCATCCATCAGTCTATATAACCTCCAATGTGTTTGGGAACTTCCTCTGACTCTACAGCTTTGTTTATCTTCTCAATCTGCCGAACCGGAACACCCTTCATAGTACCAATACTCAGTATAAGATTCCGGGTAGCGGCCTTAATCTGTACTTCAGCCTTATCTTCTTCACCGGCCAGGTAAAATGCTGCCGCCTTTGTAGTTTGACCAATACCCAGGAAAAACTTCTCTAACGTATTGGTAGCTAAATTGGAAATGGGTTCCCCCTCGAACTTCTGTTTTTCTCCGGCCAATATCCTGAACACATTACCCACAACTCGATTCATAAACCCACCAACCACACTAACCATTACGAGGGGAGCAGCTATCATAGCCCCAACATAATCCCAAATTGATTTACGTTTTCTCCATAGGGTATGACCAATGAAAGTTCGTATCAAGGCTGTCATCATTTGACTACCAATTACCGCGCCATAGACTTGTGACCATTTTGCTTTGTCTGTTACTGTTTTCCCACTGGTCTTATATGTTTCATTGGCTGTACTCAACATCATAAGTGACTTCTCAAAATACGACCGGAACAAAAATGGTAATCGTTTGATACCGCGTTGAGATGTGTTTATTGACTTGTTCCACTTATCCCAACTCGGTTGAGTGTCCCATAGCTCCTCGGCCTTATCATTGACCGCATCCCAATATTCTGGAGAATCCTTTTTCAACTGGGTTGTATCCTCCACAAAAGTCTTGGCCACCTTCCAACCCTGACCGAACGCAGCAAGGTCGGTCATTTGGGCCGCAATACCAGTCTTATTAAGGTCGGCACGTTTACCTGTAAGTAAACGTAATGAGGCATCAAGTTGTCCAGTCTCAGCCAGTTCCGCACTTTGGCCACCAGCACGATTTCGCATCCAAACTACTGGGTTGTGTTCAAGCATTTCCTTGATTAACTTGGGTGTTGGTGGTACACTAAGTAATGGAACATACTTGGAGGCAACCACACCGGCATAATGCCCGGTTGACATATATTGAGAAAGAATAACTTCGGGGGAAAAATGCAACACGGCCCGATATGCGCCATGTAAAATCTTAGATACTAATTTATCAGCGCGTACTGTAGAACTTTTGGGGTCTTGTACCCATTCAATAAGTTGTTTGAGGTTGTTCCTAACATCCCCATAACCTTTAGATTCTAACTCTGTTATAATAGGTTCATAATTGAGAACCATATTCAACAAACGTAACTCCTCAGCCATACCAACATATTC